GAACCCCCCAAACCCACCAAGCCCCAACTCCCGCCCACCGACAAAGTCCCCGGCGGCAAAGAACGCGGCCTGACCCGCAACATGAAAAAATCCGAGAATTTCAGCCCGGAATTGCGCGCCCAGATAAGCAGCTCATACAAGCCGTTCACCGACGACGCTGCGACTGCCGAAACCAGCCATTTTATGAAACAGTCGCTATCCAATGCCTACAATCATGCCATGGCATCCCTAGCCGGTGACTTGCAGCGTGTCAGTAGTCTCAAGGGTCGTATGGCTGGCGAGAACAAGCAGCTCGTCAGCAACGCCGGTGCTGTCATACAGGCCCTCGACGCCACTAAAGGCAAAGGCACCGAAGCCCAGGCAGTTCACGACCTGCTAGGTAAATACTTGACCGAGGCCGGTCAAACCAGCCAAGCCGCGAAACTAATTTATAACCGCACGCCCCAGGGTATGCACAACATGGCGCTGCGCGACCTGCGTAATGCTGGCGTCCCAATCACCGAGGAACTAAAGCAAGAGCTTGCCACTGCCAAGGCTAAGATACAGGCCGCCGACAAAGCGACTGGCACGAAACCTGGCACCTCAGCCGACCAGATGCCCCGCGAATCATTCCTCGCGCGCGCGCGATACTCTAAGCTCGTTGGCAGTAAAATCCCCACCGATAATGGTAAAAAAGCCGTAGCTATATGGAAAACGAACATCCTATCCAGCCCGAAAACTGCCGTCAAGGTTGGTATAGTACAGCCCGTTGGCGCCACTGGCGAACAAATATCGAGCGCCGTTGCCACCCCATTCGATATGCTTACCTCACTCGCCACCGGCCAACGTAAGGTCACAGGCCCAGGCTTGCGCAGCACGGCCTACGGTGCCAAATACGCCATTCAGCACGGCATACCAGACGCCAAGACGCGGTTCGCTGAAAACATCGTCATGCCCCACTCAACCGGCTTCGGTAGCGAAGAGCTTGGTGCCAACGGTTTCAAGGCCGAGGGTGCGAACTTCGGCGTCGGCAAGAACGGCCAGCGCACCATGCTCGACAAAGCAACGGGTGGCATATCCAGCAAGTTCCTAAACGGCTACACCACGGCCGTCGGCCGCGTACACGGTGCCTTGCAGGTGCCGTGGTACGAGTTCCGCTATGCACAGCACCTTATGCAAAGCGCCCAACTTGACGCCAAGAATCGGGGGCTATCCGGCGACGCAGCCGACCAGCACGTTCAACAATACCTCGCCAAACCGCCCAAAGCCGCCCAAGACTCCGCCGACCTCGCCGCGCAGTATTCCACGTCGCAGCAACCCACCGCACTCGGCCAAGCTGCCCACGGCCTGCAGCAAACACTGCCAGGCGGTCAAATCATCGCTCCGATTACTCGCGTACCTGGTGCCGTTGCCACACAGCTCGTAAACTACTCCCCGGCCGGATTCGTCAAGACTGGCGGCAAGGCGCTCATCGACGCATCCAAAGGGCGACCATTCGACCAAGAGGCATTTAGCATGGGCCTCGGGCGAGCTGTCACGGGTAGCGCGGCAGTAGGCGGTGGGGTAGCACTCGCCACTCAAGGGCGGGTGTCCGGCGCGTACCCGAAAGATAGAGCGACCCAAGCCCTCTGGCAAAGTGCCAATATACCCGCTAACGGCTTATACGTCGGCGGTCACGCGTTCCCCGGCTCACCCTGGAAAAACTACGGCGGCACTTGGGAACAGGTCGGCAGTCCCGGCGGCGCTATCGCCCAAACTGCGCTAGCTGGCGGCGCTATCGCCGATGGCTACAAAAAAGGCGGCCTGCCAAACGCCGCGCTGCAGGGCTTCGCGGGTGGTGCGCAAATCGCCACCGACCAGCCGTACTTGACCGGCATTAGCGGCGCCATGACCGCGATAAAGACACCGAATCAGGCAAAGTCATTCCTCGACCAGACGGCCGGTTCAGTCGTGCCTAACATCGTCAGAGACTTGGCGTCAGCGACCGACCAGCAACAGCGCCAAACCAGCGTCCAGAGCCCGATTACCAGTATGAAAAACTCCATCACCAATGGCATACCACGCCTGCGTGAGCACAACCTGCCGCAAGTCGACACGTTCGGCAACACCGTCCCGCGCAACAACATATCGAGCAACAATGCCGTCAATATACTCAATTCCGCGTTCAATCCGTACAACCCGCAGAAGTCCAACCCGAGCGCCATCACGAACGCCCTAGGCGACATCCACAATACCCTCGACCAGAACGGCAAACCGCTCACCATCCCGACCCAAATCAACAAAAAGTACAACATTACCCAGAACGGCAAAACGGTCCCACTCACCGACGCCCAGCGCACCCAGTTCATCCAGCAATCCGGCCAAGCGACGCAAGCCGAAATGCCGAAACTCATGGCATCCCCACAGTGGCAACAGGCCACGCCTGCCCAGCGCAGCGCCATGATTAGCGGCACCAACGGCATCATGACCGGCCAGCGCGACCTCGCCAAACAGCAGTTCGGCAGTACCACCAAAATCGGCACCGCAGGCACCGCAGCCAAGAACGGCCAGCTGCCGATGCTCAGCACCAACGGCAAAATCACCAACAGCATCCAGAACGGCCTCAGCCTCAACCTATCCGGCGACGACAAGAACATCCTGATGCAGTACAAGAGCCTGAGCGCCCCGCAACGCACCAAACTATTCAGCAGCCAGAACAACGCCCAGTACCTGTACAACAAGGCTAGCTACGACAACAAAGTCGCCAACAACCAACTATCGACCGCCCAGAAAATCAGCGGCGCCCAGGCCCTCAAACGGGACTCTGTCGGCGCCAACTACAGCCAGAACGTCCGCCAGATATTCGGCCTCAGCAAGCCCGAGATTTACAACTATCTGAACACGTTGCCCAGTGACCAGGCCAACAACCTGTACCAGCAGCTAAACAAATACGGCAGCGACCTCGTCGCCAACGGCCTCGAAAAGTCCAACAAGGTAGCCAGCCTCACCAGCAGTGGCAGCGGCAGCCGGGGCAGCTCCAAGAGCACCGGCAGCACCAAGCTCGCCGCCTTCCAGAAAAAGGAAATCAGCACCACCACCAGCCTTGCCAAACGAGCCGCAGGCGCCAAGGTCAGGAAAGCCACGCTATCCACCAGGTTCAAATCGTCCGGCACTAAGATGTCCAACAAGAGTTACGCGGTCAAGAGCGTCAAAGCGACCGCTAAAGGCACCCGTCCGAAACCTATACTGACAACTGCCGTCAGCCGGGCATCTGGGGCTAACAAATCGAAAGCACTCATGAAAGGAGTACTAGCATGAACTACACGACCCGCACCGTCGACTGGGTGATTCAAAAAGCGTTCGGCGTGGGTGAGGGCAAGAGCTCCGCACCGGCCCTGGGCTCGAATAAGTACAACCTGCTCATCGAGCTGGTCGACAACGAGCAAAAGGACTGGGCCGACGAACAGGGCGTGCAGTGGAATAGCCTGTACCAGCCGATTACTCTAGCCGCGCTCATCCAAGCCAATGTCGCCACCTACGCGCTCGATATGACCGTCGGCGACCCTAGCCTGTACTTCGACGACAAACTAATCCTGACACCCGCAGGCGGTGGCACGCAGGAGTATGCGAAGTTCATCCGCCCCGACCAGCTGACACAGTACAGCACCGACCTGGCGGCGGCTATCGAAAAGCGCAACCTGGTGTTCTCGCAGGCGTTCAGCCCGAGCGACGCGCTCATCGGCGGCACTATCCAAATCCCGAACTACGGCTACGTCAACGACCTGGCCAACGCCACCGACATCGTGCAGGTTGATAACCCCATGTACCTCGTCTACATGACCGCTGCAGCATTCATCATGAACGACATAATCAAGGCCGGAAACTACAATCTGATGCTCGCCAAAGCCGCCGAACTGATGGCCAAAATGAAAGAGCTCAACGACGCCCACTATGACCAAGCGGTAAACGACCCCGTCGTACAAGGGATGAGCTGGGTCTAACATGGCAATCAAACCGTCGACAGCCACCCCCGGCCGCGCGACAGCGGCGCCACAGCCTAAAATCAGCTTCGTCAGCTGCCCCGGCTGGCCTCAAGGTAGTTATTCCTACCCAGACACCGACCGCGTGCCACAGGCGGGCCTAGCGACTGCCGAAAACGTCCAACTGACACAGTACGGCACGGTCGGCCCGCGTCCAGGGCTATCGCTCTACGGCGCCCAGCCGCTCGGCACGGTGCTCGGCCAGATATTCGAGTTCGTACACACGAACACCAGCACCAACCCGAACACCCACGAAACCTGGCGCATCTGCATACAGGTTATCGGTGGCGTCGGCGTGCTCTGCGTCGCCAAGGACAAAGGCGCCTGGCAGCAGATAGCCGGTAAGACCTACTCGGCAACGGCCGCCGCTCATTTCGAGCAGGTATTCGGCTCAGTTACGGTTACAAACGGGTTCGACAATATCAGCTATTTCGACGTCAACACGTTCACGATTACATCTACCCAGTCACTTTCGGTGCCCAGTATGACCTCTGGCGTGGCCACGGGCATTAGCGGAACTAACATCACATTGCGCTACCGGGCGAGCGCCGCCAACCAAGGCGAAACCCCGGCCTCCGTCGCGCAGACGGTCGGCGTTACTGAAGAGCGCCAACTATGGAACGGCACCAGTCAGTACGTCACTATATCCGGCACCGTACCGACCGGCGCGCAGCGTATCAATGTCTATGTCGGCGAAGTGACCGGCGACGAGTTTTTCCTTACCAGCATAGCGGTCAGTGCCGGACAAACGACATTTACCTTTGTCGACACGGGCTCTATCGCAGAAACGACAACCCGCACCGCGCCAGTCGGCGACAGTACCGCCGGACCGCGCACCACCCGCGTCACGAACGTGGCTGGCATCCCGTTCATGGTCGGCGACAGTGACGATTTCGGCAAGGTGTGGTTCGGCGGCACCGGCAACGATGCGCTCAACTTCAGCTCGTACAATGGCGGCGGCTACGTCTACCCGAATAAAGGCGGCAAGGACTTCCCTATCGCCGCCCGCGCGTTCCGTGACGGCAAAGGCACTCCAATGACTGCCGTGCTATCCCAGGGCACCAACGGCGAGGGTAAACGCTACCTGTTGTCACCCGCTTCGACCACGCTCGGTACGACCGTTATCACCTACATGGCCGTCCAAGAGGACAACGGACAAGTCGGCACCGACAGCCCAGACGGGGTGGTGCTGTACAACGACGCGCTGTGGTACCCGTCCAGTACCGGCTTCCAGACGTCCAACACCAAAGCGAACATCCAAAACATCATCTCGACCTCGCAAATCAGCCTCAACATTTCCGACCGCATCGCCAGCCTGACCCCGCTCACGATGGGCAGCTGCGTCGGCCTGGCCTACGAGCAAATCATCTACTGGGCGCTGCCGTTCGGCCAGACTACCAACAACCAGATATGGATGCTCGACCTGCGCAACCAAGGCGCCTGGATTGAGCCGTGGGACATCAACTGCCAGTGGATGATGCTGTACCACGACAACAGTGACGGCTTGACCAAGTTCCTGATGCTCGTCAATAACCAGATTTACCTGCTCGACCCGTCGATGCAGACCAACGACAACGGTGTCAAATGGCCCACCAACATCGGTACCGGCAACCTGCGGTTTAGCTCCGACGGCGCCATCTCGGGCAACGTCATCGACGCCACGTTCGTATTCCTGCGACCACAGGGCAACATCAACCTCAGCGTCCAGCTGAACACCCAGGACGGGCTCGTAACCTATACCGATGTGCTCAATTCCAGTACCGCGCAGGGACTACCGGCATGGGGGTTGTATGGCTGGGGCGGAATCGGCTGGGGTTCGCTCCCGCAAGGCGTCGGCACTATCAAGGAAATCACCGCCGAGAGCCGCGTGCCTATCACCATCGACATCGGCGAAACCTGCGACTGGCTGACGTGCGGCGTGAACACCGTCGACGCTGGCTGTGCGTACCAATTAGAGGAAATAATCATCCGATATGTTCCGGTCGGCTTTATACCATCCGATTAACGTAAGCGTAATGCTATAATTCATGAAAGAGAGCAAAAATGAGCGCATCCATATCCGATAAACTCGACCGAGTAAGTGACAGCACAACCGCACGGCCGGTTCTCGCCCAACTGGTGACACCTGGCAAGGCCATCGGCGCAACATCTATCACCGTCAACAGCCTGTCGAACTGGACCACTACCACCAAGGTCCACTTCGCCATTTATAACCTCACCAGCGCAGGCGTCAAAGACCCGACCACGCAGACCGATTGGACCGGCATTGTCTCGGGCAACACCATTACAAATCTCACACTCACCGGCGGCACCGACCAAACGTACAATCCGGGTGCCATTGTCGACCCAACACCAACGGCTGCGTGGGCCAAAGACCTTTATGATAATATTTCGAGCTTCGCCAATCAGAACGGCACGCTGCAAACTGCCGCAGTCCAAGCGGCGCTGAACATCGGCAACACCCCGGCTGCCGGTTGGACCCCGATAGGTACGACATTTACCTACACCGGCAATAACGGCAACCGTGAGTTCACGCTGACGGCGCCTATCGACCTTACGACCACACTGCAAAAGGGTATGCGCATGCAGTTCACACGCGGCACTGCGCCACCGACGCAATGTATGAGCTTCGCCTCTGCCAGTAGTCAGTACGCGACGAAATCCAGTCCGAGCGGTATTACTTTCACAACCGCTTTCACCCTTGATTCATGGGTGTACCTTAATAGTTATGCGAATGCGGGGATAATTGGCAGGGCCATCCCAGGCACAAGCGGGTTCCTTATGTATCTTACTCTCGGTGGTCAAGTCGTATGTTATACAGTCCCCTCGCAACAGACTTCTTACCAGTCAGTACCTTTGCGTCGGTGGACGCACATCGCAGTTACTTACTCGTCCGGTACGATGGTTGTCTACATCGACGGCACGATTGCCCCGTCATTTTTGGCTGGCTCAGGGTCGAGCTTTACACAGGGTAGTGGCCCATTACAAATAGGTGCATATAACTCAACCAACTTCTTTGACGGCTACATATCCGAAGCCCGCATATGGTCGGTCGCCCAATCACAAGCACAGATTCAAGCGAACATGGGCATGGTAGTCGCCAGCAACTCCACCAACCTCGTATTCCAAGCAACCGGCAACGGCACTTTCAATGACTCAACGACCAACGCCAACAACCTCACTGCAACCAACGGCGCCAGCGCTACACAGACATTCGCCAGCATCAACGGTGGAACAGCCAACGAGCCAAACTGGGCCCCCATGAACAGTACCGAGTTCGTCATTGTTACTGATGTGAGCACTTTCAGCGGTGGTGTTACAACGCTCAAGGTATTCAGCGGCACATGCTGCGTCATCCCTAATATGGCTCTATCCAATCCGCAATACTCTAATGCCAGGGCACCGTTCGGCTTCCCGGCAGGTACAGATAAGTGGATTGTCGATATCCAATGGCAGATACGTCAGACTGCGACAACTGCCAGTAGTGCTACATGGGTCAACCCTGGTTCGTTCCAGCTATCCGTCCCGACAGGCGAATGGGATTTGGGCGGTTCAGTTACTTTAATCTGTACGACAGGGTCAGCAACTGGCTTCGTAGGTGTGGTAGGGGCTTTGTCTACTTCTAGTAGCGCTCTTACTGATTTGCGTCTCGTTGGTCAGACAATTACTGTCCAAGCCAGCGGCACTGAAACTGAAGGTGTCTATCTTCAACAAGTACCAGTATCACTCTCGTCACAAACTCCTTACTACCTCATCATGAATGCTCCTACTATCGCAGGCACAACTACACTGTACGCAGGTGCCCAAAGCTCAGGCGGCCTTGGTATGGAAAGAATATACGCCAAGTGTGCGTATATATAGATAAGGAGTAAAAAACAATGGCTTGGTACGGACAAAAAAACTATCAGCAAAAGGTCGGCAACGGCCCCTACACTATCGCCCAAATAGGCTGCTTCTTGGTGGCATTCTGCAACCTGATGCAGAAGTTCGGCAGCAACAACATCGACCCCCCAACACTCAACCAGGATTTCAACCAGCGCGGTGTCTACCTACCCGACCCGAGCGCCGGTGCTGGTATCAAGGAAGAGCTCGGCTACAATTCAGTGACGGCCATAAACGGCCAAATCAAGGTCGTACAAACCGTCGACCACGGCCACGCACAGACCGCTGGCTGGCCGAACAGCAACAACGCTATCGTCAAGTTCTACTATAGCCTGAACGGTCATATGACTACGCATTTCTGCCTGGTCGCTGACGCCAATGCCCGCACCATTGTCGACAGCTGGGACGGCGTCATCAAAGGCGTCGGACACTACGGCCAGCCGGTCGCCTGGACGACTTACGACTACGTTGTGCCGCAGCCCGTCACCAAGCCGCACGTCCCCGTCAAGGTCAACAGCCCGTCCGTCGGTGTCGTCGCCGAGCTACCCACTCCTACCCCACCGGCTCCACGCGCCGGGGTACAGTACAAGTTCCAAAAGGGCGACACGTTCTACTCGATAGCCCCCCGCTTCCACACCACGGCTGCCGCCCTCATGGAATACAACGACATCACCGACGCCGAAGCACACAACATCCCGGTCGGTTTCGAGATATACATACTACCTACGGCTGACAGTGCGCCGAGCACCAGCGGCTACACCATCGAGCCGCTCCCCGAGCCGAAAACCTACCACATTACGCGCAAACCATACGCAAACAAGTGGGGCTTCGGTAACATCAGGACCTGGGCGGATTTCGTCAGCAATGGCCAGACTACCGCCGACACCGATGTCACCATCACGGCCGTCGCCACGGTCATCGTCGGCAAGGAAACCGCTGCCTACTACATGGACAACCTGGCGTACAACAACGGCAAGGTCATCAACACCATCGGCTACAACTGGTCAGATTTAGCAGAGGGCGCATATAGCCCCCCAGCCCCGGCTGCCGCGCCAGCGCCAGCGACGGCAGCAGCGACTATCCCGACAGTCTCAACCGTCCCCAGCGCATCGACTACTACAGCCCCGGCCGATTCAACCGCCGATACTACGGACAGCACCCCCTCGACGACGGCAGCCCCCGCTTCCTACAAGTCCACATACGACACGTTCAAAACCCCGCAGATTTACGAGGTCACACAGACCGCAACTTGTCCCGAATGCGATGGTCGCCGTCAGCCCCACACACTGCAGAAAGGCCAAGCCGTGAGTATCATCGGTACGTTCGTGAAAGGACAGACCTTGTACGGCCGCCCGACGGGTGCAGCTAAAGCCGGTTTCTGGTTCGGGGTGCCGATGGACGACATCGAGCTGCAAGACGTCGTGTTTGATACCAAGACCACCATCCCCGAAAAGCAGGTGCTCAATGCCAGCCTGACGCTCGGCGAAAAGCTCGTCGTCCTCATCGGCAACACCAAGCGCGCCCTGGAAAAAACTAAATAAGAAACAAGGAGTACCGTAATGCTCAACACCCTCAACAACATCGTCAACTACTACCACCAAATACCGCCCGGATTCTGGCAGGCACTCATCGCCTCCGGCATCCTGTCGCCGCTCGTTCATGCTTGGCATCAGGTCCACGTCACGCGTAAGGAAAAAGAGATTGCTGACTGGGCCATGATTATAATAGTCATCCTGGTCGCGTTCGCCGCATCGGTGTTCCAGTACCTACTCACTACGCACCCGAGCAACCCGACGGTCATTGCCATGCACACCGCCGTCGTCGGTTTCATGATGACACCACTATATATAATAGTAGTCAAGCCTCTGTGGACGTGGCTATCCAAGAAGAGCGCCGCCGCTGACATCTACAATAGCCAGCTCAAGAGCTCGCTGATTCCCTCCACCGGCCTGCCGATTGCCGGTACGAGCGTCAGTGCTACCGCCGATGCGGGCCAAAAGGACGGCTTCTAGTACACTAGAGGCATGCGAAATGCGCGCTCACCGTTTGCGACCCCTTACCGACATCCGCGCCAAGTTGAGGGCAGCGAGCAGCAAAAGTTCGTCAACTGGGTCAAGCGCGAGTTCCCCCACGTCATCCTCTTTGCCGACTGCATCGGCGAGGACCTCACCGACACCGGACGCAAGCGCGCCCAGTCGATGCGAACCCGCCGAGGTATCCCCGACATCACGATTCTTTTCCCCTCACGCGGTTGCCACGGGGCCTGTTTCGAGTTCAAAAAAGAGGGAACACGGATTTATAAACGCGATGGCAAAACGCTCCGCAAACAGTCGTATAGTTATAAAGATTCGCAAGGCCGCATCCACACCGGGGACCATCTGGCCGAGCAAGCGGCGACGCTGAAAGAGCTGCGCAGACATGGCTACTACGCGCGGTTCGTGGTGGGACTTGAGGACGCCAAGGCCAAGTTCCGTGAATACATGGGCATACCCGAGCCTACTGAGTTCGACCTGCCCTTTTGAGGGCTGCCTGAGCCTGCGCGTTGGCTAGATGCTCATTCAGTACGTCCGGCACGCCCACGAGCGATTCTAGGGCCTCCTGCGGCCAATCGAGCTCTATGTTATTTACAGACCGGGGCCGGTAGCTTCGCTTTTTGTGTAGCCGGTAGTGCCGCATATGCGTTGGCACCTTTCACGCACTGAGATTGCATGCCAGTATAGGCATCTGTCAGTTGAGCGTACTTCGTCGACCAGCTTTTTTGCACGCTGACCACAGCGGCGTCTACCTTTTGCACGGTTGTTTCTACCGGGGCTTGTGTCTTTTTATATTCGTCGTAGTGGCGGACTGCAGCGCCGGACAGACCGGCAACAGCGGCCAGAGCCACCCCTGTTAAAAGAATGTGTTTGACCATAAGCGCATTATAGCATGGTTCGCATTATGTATTCTTCTCCTCCATATCCTTGAGTTGCTGGGTTAGGGCGGCTAACCTGTCTGTTATTTCGGCATGGCGCTCAGAGTAGGCGGCTGCCGTTAAATGACCGCCTTGGAATTGCTCAATGTTTTCATGTAGTCGTCCGTACAGCTCAGCCCGCTGCGTGTAGGCGCTTAGGGCATTTACAAAGCCGCTGAGCGGTCGCCTACCGTCGTGCCAGTCCAGGTAGATGCGCTGAATCTGCTGATACTGTTCATCCTCCCCAGAACCGCTGTCTTTGTTGGTGTTGGGGGAGCTCATCTGCAACCCTCTCGACGGGCTAGGGTCATCGCTGAGAGGCTGCTGGATGCTGTCTGGCGGCAATTCGGGGATGTCGCTGCTTTGTGGGTCTGGAGTCATAGCTTTACTACCTTTTGCTCTTGATTGTTATTGATACAGTTACCCGTGGCGTGAGTGAGCAGCGCCCTTTTATCAACAGGGTACTTGCAGTATTTGCATATGGTTAACGTGCTCATAATCCTCCCTCCGAATCCTGCCGCCGTGCGGCGAGGCTCTTTACTCGTTCAATGTAGTATTCATGGAAACGCTCCGGCGTAACTTCGTCGTAAGCGTTGTCTAAGCGTGTCAGTTCGTTAATGCGGGCTGTCTGTTCCCTCTGGGCCAGAAGTGCTTCTGCTTTCTCGGCAGATATATTCTGCCACAGCAAATCTTTTATGATGGTATGTGTGCTGTCCGGCTGCTCCTCCTTCAGCTCGACAACCTGCTCACGAGTCGCTATAATCCGCATGATGTTATCTGTTGTAAGCACACAATATTTACAGCTATGCGGGTCGCCGGGTATGTCGCAGTACTCATTACAAGCATTAAGTACTTGCTCGTATAGGTCGCTCTCCGGCTGCTGCCCCTGGGGCTGTGATTGCAGGGAATCATCTTCTGCTATACTAAAAGGCTCAAAGACCCCTCGTTGTTGAAGGGGTTTTTGTTTGCGATTGGCCAAGAAGAAGTCGGCTATATCTAAAGCGTCAGCATATACAAACCTGTGGCTGTTACCCTTATAGGCTTCGTCTAGTATTTCATGAGCAAGTTGTTCCCGCTCATCGGCCGTTGGCCGTGATTCTAGGGAATCATCAGTCATTAGGATGCCCATCCAGAGTATTGCGGGCGTGCTGCAGGATTTTAATATCGCGCTCAACCATATATATGCAAAGGTCCTGAATGAGTTGGCTGTGCAGCTCCTTGGACATGAACCCGACGTATGGCTCAGTAATTTTGATGATGTCCGTAGCGAGGTCGTCGGCCTCTTTTTTGATTGCCTCGGGCAGCTTTGAGTTAGTTGGTTGGTTCGCCATTTTGTAGGTCATCCTTTGTAATCCATTTTTGCATAATGTTGAAAGTCACGCCCCACGTTTTTGCCATGCTCGTGATGCTGGCACCTTGGGCTCGCATGCGCCGAAAAGTCGTATAGCTCAAGCCATCCGGCGAGTGTTCGTCAACCCACCGTTCGATGCCCACTGTATCAATGCTTTGTTTCATAACCAGTGTTCACTCCGTTCTATCTCGTTCTGAATCGCCATCAGCCATTCCTGGTCCGTCGCCAGTGGCAGCGGGTAGCCCTGCTCGGCGGATGCTTGCCGGAATCGGTCGATACTCTTCGTCATTTCGAGCTTGTCTAAGTCCGCAGTCGAGCGTAAGAACGTCCGACCTTTTTTCTCGTACTTGAATACTCCGGCGTTTAACTCTTTGTATATCAACTTTGCTTCGTCGGATGTGTACCCGAAGTGGGCGCCGAATGCCGCTATTATCAAATGCAAGTAATTGTTCTGCGCCAGTGAGCGCTTGGGCCGGACATGCTTTATCTCCGTGATGGCGTGCTTGCCCACGAGCTCCGTCAGGTACTCGAACGCCTGGTCGCACTGGGCCAAGTCCGCCAGATTGTATCTCATTCATCTTTTACCTTATGCTCTACAATTTTCACGATTTTTTCGAGTTGGACAACGGCCGTATCGAACCCGTGTTTACTGCCCATAGCATAGCCATAGGCAGCCCCAGCGCCAAAGATTCCGATGAGTGCGAATAGTGTGCCCATTATTTGCCTGCCGCCTTTTTCGCTTCATCTTCCTTGGCGTAACAGCCCTCACAGACCGGGTAGCCGAAGCCAAACTTATTGTGAATCCTGCGCGACGTGTAGCCGTCGCCAAACGGCATGCGTTTGCCACACTCGGCACAATCGACCTCGGCGACCATGTCCTCGCTGTAGAGCGTTGTGACGCGCGCCGGGCTCTCAAACGGCTCGTACTTGTGGGTGCTGTAGTTCCATTTGTCGAGCAACATTAATATTCCTCTAAATCCTGGGCCTTGAAACCCTTATCTTTACCGAACACAATCTCGCCGTTTACAATCGACGCTTTGGCTTTCAGCTCGTCAATTAAAAAGTCCATTTCGTAGTGGTGGCCGTTCGCACAGACACCCTTATAAATAGCCGTTTGGCCCTCAATCGAGTGCAGCGTCGCCTCGAACGCGTCGCAGTAGCTATACCGCAAGTCATCGTTGACCATCATCTTCATCGGGATGCCGAGTGCAGCAGCTTCGGATTCTAGCGTTTTACTCATGCCTGTACCTTTTGCAATCCGCCGTGTCCGCGCTGGGTGGTGGTCCCAACGACACGGCCATAGCCATGCGCATGCTCTTCACGGGCGTTCTCGAACTCAATCATAGATTCAGTTTCGAGCTGCAGCGCTTTTACGAGGTGCTTCATAGTGATGCACTTGTCGTCGTCCGGGATGGGCTCGATAGCTGCCATCCGCGCAGCCCGCAGCACGGCGTTCTTAATGTAGCCACCGGACACCTCGACAATCGCCAGCCGGGTCCAGTCAATGCCAGCATCCAGCGGGCACTCTTCGGGAAACATCCGCTGCCATATCTCAGCCCGCTCTGCTTGGCTCGGCATAGCGAACTCTAGCTTGAGGGCCAAACGCCGGTTCACGGCCTCGTCGAGCGTTCCTAGGCGGTTTGTAGTGAACACAGTGATGCCGTCGAAGCGCTCAATTTGTGACAGTAGTTCGTTTATCTGCGCGCCCATAATAGCGCCGACGTTTTGCCGGGTGTAAATCAGGCTGTCGCACTCATCAAATAGCAGGATGTTTTTAGCACCCTTGGCGGCCTTGAAATGTTTGCGGATATTCCGCTCAGCCTCGCCCGGTGCCGAGCTTTCGATGTCGGCCGTGCTGATGACCGTCAGCTTGCGTTTGAGCTTGTTGGCGATAGCTTGGGCCATGAGCGTTTTGCCGGTGCCAGGTGGCCCGTAAAACAGCATGCTCACGCCCTTGCCTTTTTCGATGGTTTTGCCGAAGCCCCATTTCTCGAAAATCAGGTCGGACTGATTCACCTGTTCCAGTGCTTCGAGTATTTGGTTGCGCTTCTCGTCGGCGATGATGACCGTGTCGAAATCGACCTCGGCTTTGGCATTGCCACCGCGCAGCTGCTCTTCCTCTTCAATGATATCTTGTCCGTTCTCGCTGTCGAGGAAATAGGTGCGAATCCAACGGTAGCCATTATTGTGTTCCTCAAACCGTTTGACAGTGTAGAGCGTTTTGCCGGTGCGAACCGTCACGCGGTCGCCCTCAAGATACTTGGGCGGTTCTAAGTCGTTATTATCCATAGGTGGTGTCTTTGTGGGCGTACCATTCTGCGCCTGTTGCATTAGTTGTTGTTGCATGTTCCATTGAATGTTTGCCTGCTGTTGCCAGTAGCGTTCCAAATCGGCGGCCAAATTACCCGTAGTTAGCCCGGCCATCTGCGCTATTCCTTATCGTCGACGAGCTTGTCGAGCTGCTTGCTTAGTTTGTTGACGTTGCGGTCGTCGCTGCCGATTTTTTCGGTGAGGATGTACGCCTTGATTAAGCTGTCGCTCATGCCATCGACGATTTTGGCGGCTTTGAGCCGGACCATAGGGTCGGCCTTTGCATCGGCGGCGAGTTCCGCCATCGCTTCCATAACAGTTTTAGTAGTGGCGAACCGTAGTTCTTCAATTCCTTCGGAAAACATCATTTTTTTACACTTTCTCTGCCCGTGCTGGCAGCATTATATTGTTAGATTCATTTAACAGGCGGACGGTTAAATCGTCCAATTCTTTGAGCGTGCGCAGCTGGTATTTCAGCATGGTTTCGGGCCAGTGGCCCAGGTCCTCGCGCTCGACCGTTAACACGAACATCGGCAGCATCGGGATGCGCGGGTCGCGGAATACCCAATACAGCCGTTCGAGCTTCTCATTGACGACGAAGTATTGCACGTTCTGCGTCCAATAGTCATCGGGTATGCGACGCTCGAAAAACGCCATGAGGTGCTTGGCTGACGACAGGTGCTTGATTTCGACGGCTTCCGTAATGGCGTCGCCCTCGGCAGGTTTCACCAGCCGGTCCGGTGAGTTGATGATGCGCGGGTCGACGTCGCTGACGCAACACGCAACTACCATCAGCTCCTTACCACTGTACGCGGTGAACGCTGCAGCTGCGTCGTCCTCTTCGCCAGTGCCCCGTTCCATCGCGCCGTAGTAGCTACGGCCGTCCTCAAATGTCTCATCGTCCGGGGCAATCGCCACTTGGTCGGCAAGTACCTGGTAGTATTCCAGTTTCTTCGCGCCATCGCTCGACAGGATTGCCCTATCGTCCTCAGTCAGCAACGCTTCGAGGTCGGCCTTGAGCGGTGTTTTTTTGCCGGTTAGGATACGCAGTTGTTCCTTATCCAGTCCGCGCTCACCGAGCAGGTTTTCGATGTCCGATTTCGTGTACTGGCGGGCCGACCAAATGGTACCGAGCCGGGTGCCGGTAATCTTACCGAGCCGGAATGCGTGCCACTCGTCCGAGCCTTGGGCGAACGCGTCAATTATCTGCATGAGCTTCGTCCTGGCCCTCTGCGGGCTTTTCAGCGGCTTTGGCGGCTGCGAACCCCGCCTGCTTCTCACGGGCGGCTGCAACGATGTCCTGGTGCTTCAGCAACGAACTGTTGGCTGCCAGCACCTTGTTCAACTCTAGGTTGTTGGTTGTCGCCTGGATTTGCTCAACGACCGCTGCGCGCTGCTCAGCGTTCTGTTGCTCGCGGAACTTCTCGAACTCTTCCATTTCCTCGCTACTGGCGATTTCGCCGCTGGCTAGGTAGCCCATCATGGCGAGTGCTCGCCCGAGCGCGATAGTTTGCAGCTTCTCGAAGTCCTTTTGCTTGACGCCAACCTCGCCTTTGGCATCGCCATCGGCGTCGGCTGTCGAACGTAGTATTTCCCGGTCGCTGACACCGCCTTTCACGAGCTCGATGTACTCGGTTTTGTCTTTCCAAATCCACGCCTTGAACTCGACGCTTTTGTCATCCAAATAGGAATGGTCGGTTTCAATTTTGCTTTTCGGGTGGTCGCTGCGAAACAGCTTCAACCGCTCGGCAACTTTCGCGTAATCGTTGCCGGACAGCTGCATGGTTTGCGCCTTACGGTCGGCCATCGTCGAACTCCTTTTGCATATTCATTATGTGCTTGATTTCAGCCCGAACGCAGCGACGACACTGACACAGGACGTCGTGTTTGCGCATCGGTTTTGGTTTCCGGTAAGCCGGACTAAGTTTTGATTTTAGACGTTTGAGCATGTTACCCCCTCATGAGCCATTTAGACGGTTTTAGTTTTCTGGTGTCGTCAATGTATTTCACAGTGACCCCGCCGAACCGTAGCGACGGACGTAAATAATATGGTCCTCTGACCCTCTTCACGTAAGCCCCCTTACTCGTTGTTAGCACATATTACTGTACTGAAATACGTTGAGTTCTGCAAGCGGTTATTCTGGCGTATAATTACACGTATGACAGCTTCTCAACTCGTCGACGTTGGCACCGCGTACCGCTTCCGCATGGTCGCCGGATTGCTCTGCATGTACGAGGCAACCGAGTTCACTGCCGAGCCGGAACGTGCCGACACGGGCCTGGAAATCGGCACCCGGTTCACGTTTGAAAACGGCCGACTCGTGAAACATCTGCCGGTTTCGTTTGCGTAAGAAATCGCACTGGCGCAGCGTAACGATTCAGTGCATACTAGAACGTGTTTGAGCAGAAATAAAAACTTCACGCAAATGCCCAAACACACCAAAAACAAAAACTGAAAACAAAAATTCACAAACATAAAGCCGCCAGGTCGAGGCGGCTATTTTATTGACAGTTGTATAAATAGGTTATGCAAACGCTTACTATATAATATATACACCATATTCCGCTATTGACGAAAAAGGTTTGGTTATTTTATGGCTAGCGTTCTATGCCGATTATGGCGTTGCAGCGGACACAGCGCCCGTTCATGTTTATCTTATGCCCGAGTAGCTTGCACCAGATTTTGCGCATGTTAGTACTCACCAAGCTCGCCACTCATGGCCTTAGCAGCATACTTGCTACGCAGCCGTTGCTCGGTTTCGCGTTCCCAGTGCATGCGGGCAATCTTTTCGTAGTCTTGGTCCATTTCTTTCATAAACGCCTCGTCGCGCTCGCGTCGACGGCGCTCGAACTTCATGAACGTGGCCATACCGAATACGCCGAGATACACACCGAAACCGATGCCGTGCCCCAGCGCGTCGCCTCGGGTTTTTGCGGTAAACGCTTGGTAGCCCCATAGAGCAGCAACCGGCGCATTTGCAATCCACTGGGCCCACTCAGCGAGGAACCCCCGCAAAGGTTCTGGGATGATTCTTTTGATACTCATAGTCATAGTGCGAGGCCCCGGAATCGAACCGGGCGGCTAATCATGCATGTTTCACCACACAGTACTTCACCGAGCGACGGCTTCACCGCTGCCTGTACCACCAGGCGTACCTCACTCATTTAGATACTCCCAGTTTCTTACGATGCTCGCGGTAAAACGTAACCGCTTCGGTAGCGGCATCGGCAAGGCCCAGCCCGGCGTTTTTACGCTCGATGGCGAGCTCGTCGCGCAGGGCTTCGATTTCGTCATGTTGGAACTGGCGGAACTTGATGTTTCTGAATCTATTTTCTTTTATCTCAGCTGCCATTCTACTGCCTCACTTTACGGTTGCTCTCATTGATAAAACTTTCTGACCAAAAGTGCCAGTGAAATCGTTATAGGTTTTGCGCTGCTCGTCAGACAGACCGAGCTTGTCGAACTCGTCAGCCGTTTCATTCAGCATTTGTAATATCTCGCGTTTGAACTGCCCCAGCAGCTCGTTGACTACCTCGTCCCGGTCCGTTCTACTCATGTACCGATAGTATACTAGTAGTGCGCTTTTGGTCAACGACTAATCGGCTGGGTAGCCGGGTCGAACATCGCATGCACCTCGGCAATCAGCCGGGCGTCGTTGGCGGCAAGTTGTTGGTCATTCTTGGCCAGGCGGTCGTCGCTGCTATCACCATGTATGGCAGCCAGGGCTGCGCTCATAGCGCCGAACTCGGTGGCGAAATTGGCGTACAGTGACGCCTCGATAATAAACAAATCGGCTGGGTTCGGGTGCAAACTTGGCACGAACAGGACGCCGATAATGTTGGCGAGCCAGACGAACGACATGCAGCGGTGAAACTGGTACTGAATTTTCGGGTCGACCTGCAAGGCGTGAATAACGTGGCGGCCGAGCACGCCGATGATTATGGCGATAACGGTGACAGTGTAGGCGAGCGAATTTCCGTGCATGTTTGCTGTGGGTTTACTTGAGCCCATCATAGCAGGCGCTAAGGGGGCTTGCAATGTTAGTACACCTGTGGTATACTGTCGGTGTACCGATGGTACGTTATTATTAAACTCATGAAAGGTGTAAAAACATGAGCAACCAACTATCAACTTACAATACTACTAGCACTGTGCGGAACAAGACGCTGCTCGTCGAGCACTGGAACGACTACGCTTCGTTTAGCTTGAACTCAAGCGACGAGGACGGCGAGTACTTACTTATTTTCACTAAAGAAGCCCTTGGCGACAAGCATTCCACTGTCATTAGCATTTCAGGCGACGACCTCGACGCACTCAAGAAGCTTTTGGGGGACCGCTAATATGTCACTCAACTGGAACATCACCCAAGTCAAAGACTACGAAGAGCTGCAAGAGGGCGCAGCGTGGCAACTGACCGATGCGCTCATTTGGCTGACACTCACCGTCGGCATACCTACAATTACCGACGCCAACTGGCAGGAGTTTTACGCCCGTGTGCATTTGCTCGACCTGCTATACAGGTCGCCTGAGAACTGGATTAAGCCCGAGGACGTGCAACGTCGCATCGGCCTCACAACCAACGTCAGCTCGCTCACTCGCAATCAATTCGTAAAGCGCGCTATCACGGACCGTTTTTTCACGGACCAGCTGGCGCGATTGAACGGAACCTACTAATGCAAATCAGCAAGGCACAAATCATCAAAGACTTGCGTGCCATCATCGGGGACAATTACGTCCCCGATGAGCACCGGGGCGCAAAGACCAACGAACTAGGCATGACCAAATCCCAGGTCATCAGCTTGGCGACTGAAATCGCCGACTACATCAACGAAAGGAATCAGTAAATGCAAATCACAGTAGCCATCAAGAACGTCTACGGCAACGAGCTCATTTACCCGGCCTATAAACCCGGTGAAAATGAAGCCGCCGAACTGTTCCTTGCCCTCACCGGCAAAAAGACATTCAGCCGTAGCGACATCAAACTAATTAAGAGCCTAGGCTACGACGTAGCCGTGGCACCACAAGAACTATGAAATACATGACCGCAGACCAGTACAGGACTAGGCGCATGGGCAGGGCTCGCACAACCGTAAGGCTTACGAAAGGCGAGATAGCTGCCCTGACGAACATGATTGATGAGTACCTGAAAGCTCACGACCCTGAGTTCGAGCCTGAGTATCAGGCTGACCACGACTACTATGGAGTAATTCGAGAAGTGCTGAATGCACGAAGTACATCGTAAACGTAGCCGTGGCATCACAATAACTATAAGGAGTTTTACAAATGGCAACAACTAACAAGACCGAGCATGTGACTATCACCGCTCCGAACATTCAGAGCGTCCAGGTCCGACTCGTCGGCACCGCCCCGCTCATGACCGCGCGCTTCAGCCAAAAGGCAATGCGCATGATGCAAGACAAAATGACCGGCGTGACCAAAGCCGGTAGCCGAGTCCGCGAAAAGCGCGACTTCAATGACGACTACGAACAGGCCAAGCACGTCAGTGCCGACGGCTGGCCCGGCTTTCCGAGCTCCGGCCTGCGCGCTGCAATGGTAAGCGCCTGTCGCCTCGTCGACTTCCAAATGACCCGCGCTAAGATTTCCATTTTCGTCAAGGCCGACGGCTACGACGTGGTGGACGGCGTGGGCCTGTTCCAAATCTACGGCGAACCGCACCCCAACACATCCGGCGTGCGCAACGCGACCGGCGTGCTCGACTTGCGCGTCCGCCCAATGTGGGACCAGTGGTTTGCCGAGCCGGTCGTCCAGTACGATGCTGACCAGTTCAGCCTGAGCGACGTCATCAACTTGCTCAAGCGCGCTGGCATGCAGGTCGGGCTGGGTGAGGGTCGGCCGGACAGCAAAAAAGGCGTGGGCCTGGGCTTCGGTACGTTCGACGTCGAAACCATCGACCAGCCTCGTCCGTTCAAAGTAAAATAAAGTCATAGGAGGATTTCATATGGCAAGTAGTACACGTAAACTAACACCCGACGTCCAAAACGCGTTTCAGCGCATCATGGACCAAAGCCCCACGCGGGGACTCGTGGCGCGGGATGTCGTCGAACACGCACGGGCAGACAGCAGCCCATTGCACAAGTATTTCGAGTGGGACGACGACAGGGCAGCCGAGCTGTGGCGCGAACGCCAAGCGCGTGAGCTCATCAGCTCGTTCACCATCACGGTCGAGAACTACGAAACGCCAGTGCAGGCGTTCGTCAGCCTCGACTCGGACCGCTACAATCACACCGGCTATCGTTGGACGGTCGACGTCATGGCCGAGCCAACACTGCGCGACAGTTACCTACGCACGGCGCTGCATGAGCTGCAGTCAATCGAGGCGCGCTACGCGCACGTTACGCAGCTCTCAACCGTGTTCCGCGCGGTACACAAAGTTGAGCGCAGCCTGAAGCAAGAAATGACACCAGCAGGCCGGAAATCGGTCAAAGCTGGCAAGTAGATACGGCAGGTATCGCATGGCATGGCATTGCATGGCATGGCAAGGACAGGTTCGCCCAGGCTAGGTAATGTGAGGTCCGGCAGGTGCGACAAGGCAAGTTTACGCACGATGAGGCAAGCCCTGTTCGGGCGAGGCGAGATATAGGTTCGGTTCGGCAGGTAAGGTTCGGTTCGGCGGGGCGTGGCTAGGTTGCTTGAGGCTAGGTATGGCAGGTACGGCTAGGCAAGTTCTGACTAGGTAAGGCAGCGTTCGGCAGGGAAAGGTTCGGTAGGGTATGGCAGGTGAGGTAAGTCGAGTTCCGGCTAGATGTGTTGAGGCCAGCTGAGGCTTGGCGGGGTAAGGTCCGATATGGTACGGCAGGTAAGGCACGGTAACGGTTAGGCGAGGCGGGTTTCGGCCTGCTAAGGCATGCTCTGGTTCGGCCAGATTCGGCAGGTAAGGCAGCGTTTGGCTAGGTACGTCGTGGCAAGGCAGGTTGTGGTGCGCTTCGGCAGGTAAGGCTAGGCTAGTTGCGCTAAGGACTGGTGAGCTCGGATGGGGCGAGGCATGGCAGGCAACAACCTGTAGTACAATTTGACCTGTGGCGGATGTCTTAAAAAGCCGCCAACATCATGAGCGCGTAGTGTACGCAGCACGTCCCGTTGAGACGGGAAGGCCCGGGCCCATCCCCGGCGCGCTCCACCTTAATGCAGGGGGTAGGTTGGATTCTGGCGAGCCTCATAAACTCGTTACAAGTCGGTTCGATTCCGGCCCCTGCTACCAAAGTTATTAGTTAACACGTTAATCAATTTTAGGGGGATATAATGGCAGACGAAACACCAACGAAACACATTTTCCAAGCCCGACTTTTTCAGCAGGCGCGCGTCAACACCGAGACATTCGAGATTGAGGCAGCCAACGCGCAAGAAGCCAAAAACCGCGCCGAGGCGATTGCCAAGGACAAAGGTTTGACCGACTACGATTTCGAGTTTACGGACCTCACGAGCGTGGCCGAAAGCTCGGCAAATCAAGCGCCGAGTGAGTAGTTTTTCGGCCCCGTTTTCTGTGCTATAATGCCGAGTAATGGGGTCAATCAGTTTCGTGTCGCAACAGCTGTGCGGCTCCATGAAAACATCCACTAACTAACAGGGGTGTTTACATCGGACACAAGCCATGCTAATGTATCAGAAGCGATACGGAACTGAGTGGCTCAAAACTCACCGATTTAAGCGCCCCGAGAGAGGCGCTTTTTTCATGAAAGGCTTTGGCATCTACGTCAAGAATGACCTGCTAGAACCAAAACATGTGGCTGCAATGGGTGAGGCTGTATGGCTGTACCTGTGGCTACTCGACAAAATGACATCGGTGAACGAGAACGGGGTAGGGCGCGTGCTCGGTGGCTCGGCAATCACCTACGAGCAAGCCAAGGCTGACCTCGGTATCCATCGCAACACTTATGTCAAATACGTGCGTCGACTGCGTGATGCAGGCTATATCCAAACGCTCCGTACTCCTTATGGCATGATTATCAGTGTTGTCAAGGCTCAAAAGCCGTTCAAACCAAGAAGCACACGAACGCGTGCAACTAAGAAGTCGACGGATGAGATGCACACGAAACGGCACATCTCTAGTGATGCACACGAACATGTGCAACCAGATGCACACGAACATGTGCAACCAGATGCACACGATTGGGGCAGAGATGCACACGATTGGGGCAGAGATGCACACGAAACGGTACATGTAATTAAGACAATACAAGACAATACAATAGACAATACAAGTATTACTAACGTAATAGACGCATCCGCGTCGAAGCGTTATGGAAAACCTGAAATAAACGAACTGTTTGATTTTTGGGCTACAATTTGCGGTTATAACATCGAATCACGTGTCACTGCAAATCGTCGTGCAGCAAGCTCATTGCTCAAAAAGCACGGCAAGGACAAACTCGAACAACTAATCCGAGGCGTCGGTATGGCTCACAGCGACCGATATGCGCCTCGGATTTCTGATTTCACCCAGCTACAGCAAAAGACCAACGAACTCGTAATGTGGGGTCGCAAGAAACATGGGGGCGATGTCAACGCACCAAGGAGTTACAAAATATGAGCTATTCCATCCGATTCCGTGGGCGCGATATGCCTGACGTCGAAGTCAGCACCGAGCGTGGCGATAAGCTGAAAGAGATTTGGTTCGACATGAACCGGCAGGATGACCACATCGACATCGACGGCAACGCGTATGTCGTCAAAGACATCAAAGGGTTTCGTCGCACCGCTGACCCAATCCCAGCCAAACCACGCGACTACTCGCAGACCGCGCTGACATCCGGCAGAATCTGCCGTGGCAAGTACAGCATCCAAAAGGAAATCCTGCGCATTGCCCGAGAGGTCGGCGGCAAAACCAGCGACCAAAACCCCGAGGGTACACGCTGGACGTTACTGATTCAGGACCTCGACTGGAAAGAGATGATTCGCCACCAGTTACGCGAACAATCCGGTGTCCTCTGGTGTGACCACCGGGCAGGGGATTGCGCTTGTGACTAAGGAAATCACATGGCAGCAGTTCAGCTACGACGACCGCCTGAGACTGCGCAAGGCATACGAAGCACGCTGGGACGAGCTAACGCACGGTGAAAGGATTGACCCTTACGCCATATGGCCCCACAACTGGACAGCCTACATGTCACCGATAGAGTGCAACGTGTGGGGTGACATTCGCTCTCATGGCCTGCCGCTTTATCCACAACTTCCAATCGGACCCTATTTCGCGGACTTCGCCAGCCCAAGCCTACGCCTTGTCATCGAAGTTGATGGGCGCGCGTACCACCTCGACAAGCAAAAAGATGCTCAACGCCAGAAGTACCTCGAAAGCGTGGGCTACGAAGTGCATCGTGTTGATGGTCACACCACGTTTGCCGACGTCGGCGTGCTAGAGGAAAAATGGGCACAGCAGGAATTGGACCAAGAGCAAATTGAGTCCGCCAAGCGTCTACTCATCGAGCGAGGGTGTGCCGAGTTACTCGTTATCGAGTTGGCCCGAGGTGTCCGTTATGCTTGACGACTACCAAATCGCTTGCGGCGCCCCCACCTGCGAGTTCTACGGCGACACGTTCGAGCTCGTTCTGCGCCACAACCGCCGCGCTCATCCCGAACGCCTACAGCCCGAATCGCCCGACATCCGCCGCATCCTCGACGAGCTTGTCACCAACGCCCACAACCACTACGTCTACGGGGACAGCTTCGACTTCACGCTGCGCGCAATCGACGTCGCCGAGTTCAAGCTGAAACGGCTCATGGCTCATGGCTGACACCCCGCTCTGCCCGAAATGCGGCGCCAAACTACTCGTCAGCAGGTACGGCACGCTTTGTGGTTATTGCCTTTGGGAACCGTAACCGCTACAATGCCTGCAAACGAGGGAACCTATGGCAGCTCATAACGGCACCAACGACACACAAACAGTAGTCGCACCGCAAAAAGGGGGCGTCAAACAATCGGAAATGAAGCGTCGTGATGGCCAGCTCGTCACTCCAAAGCAAGCAGCGTTTATCAAAGGGGTAGCAGCAGGGAAGTCCGGCACACAGGCTGCGCTCGACGCGTACAACACCACGAGCGCGGACACCGCCAAGGCCATCGCATCTGAGAACTTATCGAAACCCAACGTGAAAATTGCACTCCAACAGGCGTTAGAACGTAGTGGATTAAGCATCGACCGCGTGGCAGAGGTCATCACCGACGCATCCAATGCCACCCGAATCGCATCCGGCCCACGCGTCGCCATCGCACCAGACGGCACAGCCACCACCATACCGGGCCTAGTCGAAACCGACATACCCGACCACGGCACCAGGCTCAACGCCGCTCGGCTCGCCACACAGCTGATGGGCGCGTTCGACAAAGACGACGACGGCAGCGGCAAAGTCACGTTCAATTTCGGCGGAAACGCCAAGGTTTATCTCAAAAATGATATACACACGGCCGACACGAAGCCGCAAGGACCTCCAAAAGACGCTGAAACACCCGAGGTCGCGTAATGGCTACATCATTCACGACGTCAGACACCATGCAAACCTACTTCGAGCAGTACGCCATGCACAAGTACGGGCTCACTAGTCTCAAGATATCTCAGCAGCCATCCATCAAGGGTTACGTTATCACCGCCAGCCGTAACGGTGCCACCGTCGACGCCACAGTCTCAGACGCGCAGGTCGACGGTTTGCTCGGACCGGACCAGTCCGTCCAATACCTAATCGACAAAATGGCCCACGAATTAGACCGTATAAGCCCGCGCAAAGGCAAAACCATATCGTTTACCAAGTACGCCCCACAAAGCCCGTCAGACGTCCTAGATTTGCGTCACAGAGCAATTGAGGGCATGGGCGACATCCGCACTTTGTACGAGCAACGCATGATGGACACGCCCGACCGTCCCCGCGTGCTCGTCCTTACCCTCCAACAACTCAAGGCAGCCGAGCAATCCCCCGAATGGCTAGGGCGCGTGATGCTCAACGAGGGCGACCACATTCCCGAAATCCACGGCATGAAAGTCGAGGTGCGGCGTGATTGACCCGAGCATCAAGTGGAAAGCCAACAGGCGGCTCATCACACCCGTCGACATCATCCACTCGCGTTTATCCAAGAAGCACTCAGTCGGCAAGGTCCTCGCGGTCGACTTCGACGGCGTCATCCACGACCACAAGCGACCGATTGACGGCAAGCGCATGGGCAAGCCACTCCCCGGCGCCGAGCAATCCGTCAACGACCTGTACAACCAGGGCTACACCATCATCATTCACTCGCAGCGCGCCAACAGCGAGAGCGGCAAGCAGTCAATCGTCGACTGGCTCGACCACTACGGCATCTCGTACAGCGCCGTCACCGCACTCAAACCACCAGCCGACTTCTACATCGACGACAAAGCCGTCACGCACAAAGACTGGCCGACGACGCTCATGCACATTGGCTACGTGCCCGAGGTCAAGTGATGGCAGACGCACCCAAAGGCCAACCACTCTGCGCCGGTTGCCTAGAGCCCATCGAAACACCCGACGTCATCCAACAATTCAGCCTAGAGAATCGCTACAAGCGCGACTACGCCAACACACACTTGGGTACCATCCACGAGCACGGGCTTGAGCCGCGCGTCCTACTCTGCAAGAACTGCCTCGCCAAGCTCGAAGCCATAAAAGCCAAGGACCACGCCCATGGCAAATAACCGCATGATGTTGGTGTGCAACACTTGCTACCCTACCGACGAGGACATCTATGCCAACCATGGCAAAAGCTGGGCTGAACAACGGCCCGACTTCATTAGTGTCGGCAAGTGGTATCCCGTCGGCAGCTACCGCACACACACCGATTTAGAGCTTGGAAACGCCATCAACGAGTACCTCGACCGACACTCCCATGAACTAGACGACCCGAAGCTGAATGAGAACCCGGTGCGGCTGACGTATGAAACGTGGGTCATCGACCAACCCGCCATAACAGCATGGAAGTACGAACCAAATGCCAGTGATTGACTACAAAGGTTTCGCCGAGGCGCATTTCTACATCAAGAACAAACACGGCGTCTTAGAGCCGTTCAAGTTCAACGACGTGCAGCGCGACTACTACGACGCCTTACAAGCCGACTATCCCGACATGCAGGGCATCCGCGAGAACATCCTCAAAGGGCGGCAGTTCGGCCTGAGTAGCGAGATAACCGCCATCTTCGCGACCGACCTCATCATGTCCGAAATCGGCGAAATCCCCATCATCGACAGCGACGTCTACTCACACAAAGACGAAGAGACTGCCGCACACATCGAACGGTTCAACCTGTTCGTAAACAGCTACCTGTTCGCCACACAAGGCGGCTCCGCACTCGACATCGAGGATAACCGCGACGCGCTGCTCATGATGCGCAAACAGTTCTTTCAGTCCGATACTGGTGGCGACCTCATCACGCGCCGACGCCGGGCGCAATACCACTGCCAAACCGCCAGCGCCAAAGTCTCCGGCCGTGGTGGTACCAAGCAGAACATTCACTGGTCCGAGGTGGCGTTCTACCCGAACACCGAAATCATGAACGCCAAGAAGCTCGTGGTCGGTGCCGAGAAGCAGGTGCCGCAGAACTACGGCAAGATATTCCGCGAAACAACTGGCAACCTGGCAGCTGACTACTTCGCCGAAGAGTACAAAGCCGGTAAGGACGGCATCAGCCTGTTCAAGAGCCGCTTCATCGCCTGGTACACGTACAAGGATTATCGCGCGCCCGCGCCCGAGGACTGGAACGCCCCAGCCTACTACGCCGCACTGCTCGAAACCCGGCAAGCCGACCGCGACCAATGCTACTGGCACTATCGCCAGACCAAAGGCTTGCAGGACAAAGAAGAGCTGCGCGAGTACCCGACCTACGACACCGAGGCGTTCCTGTACGGCGGCAAACCGTTTTTCAATGCCGAGGCCCTGATATTCCACACCAACCGCATCAAGCAACCGATAAGTGAAGCGATGTATGTCCAAGCGCTTTGAGTGCATCCGTAAGACGCAGCAGTTGCCCAATGGCCCAGTCATTGACGGCCATGCGTATAAACCAGTCGTGGGCATAAACGACATCGACACCGGGCGCACATACTCGGTGATGCAATGCGTGAGGTGCGACAAACTCAGCGTAGGTTTTTACGAGGGGTACGAACCAGTGACCGACTCGATAGGCCCAATTGTCAACGTGGGGGGCGCCTGATGTTCCGCTTATACCGCCCCATCCAACCCGGCGAGTTTTTCGTATGCTTCGGCGACACCGCGCAGGGCGGCATCGACAAGAACTACGTGCAGTTCATGAGCCAGACCCAGCTCGACATCCCGCTCGTCCTGGCGATGCACGGCACCGCTGCCGAGGCCACGCCGTTCCTCATCCAAGCGCTGCGCTACATCCGCCAGAAAACCGGCATCCCGCCAACCGTCGCACTGGAACGGCAGAACGGTGGCGCCAGTGCCATGCACGACCTGATGATGGCCAACAGCAGCGACGAGTACACCATCTACATCGCCAAGACCGAGGGTGGCGTGATGGGCGAGGACCAGACCAAGAAGCTCGGTTGGGACACGAACGCCATTAGCAGACCGCAGATGCTCGGCCAGTGGCTCACCGCGTTCAACTCGCGCCAGGTCAAAATCTACGACCGCGAAACCATCGAGCAGCACAGCACGTTCATCGTCAACAAGAACGGCAAACCCGAAGCCGCCCCCAACACCCACGACGACGCCGTCATGAGCTGCGCCGGTGTCTGGCAGATGTATCAGACCGAGCAGCCACCATCGACCGAGCCACAGGAATACACCAGCGGCAACTTTGCGAGTGCGTGGCTATCATGAAACTAAACGAAAGGACCGCATGAAATCCCAAGATTGGGCCAATCCCGACGAAACCCGCAAGCACATCATCGACAGCCTGGGCGCGTTGTGCAACGACCTCGGCTTGAGTTACGCCTACACCGAAACGCATTTCCGCATCACCCTACCAAGCGTGCAGGAAATCAAGTTCTGGACAGCTACCAAGAAGCGCCGCGTGTTCAACTGGGACGCCATACCCAGCAGCGGCGAAGTCGAGGGCCTGCCGGACGAGTTACCACCAACCACAACGCCACTTGACGAGGGCGAGAAGCCAGAGGACAAAGATGCAGAGCGATAAAACAGTTTCAGACGTATTGCACTACCTGTATGCCAACGGCCAAAAAGAGCTGGCCGAGGTTGTGCTCGAAGAGTACCGCACTAAGCGCCAAACGTTCACGCCAATGTCGCCACAGGTCATTCATGTACCTACGCCGCCTACGCCCTGTACACGTCCGCACACATCACCGCTATTCCCAGGCGTCATTATGGGCGGCGGCATTGGTAATGGTATCGGCACCCCACTAAAAGGATTAAACGGGACCATGCAGCTATGCGCGACAAACTAAACCCACTCAACGACATCGAACTCAATTACGCGCCAGGTGTTGACCCGAACAAGCGCGTCAAGACCGGCGGCAAAACCAGTGTCGAGGCGGCCGTCGAGTACCTCGAAACGATGGACGAAATGAAGAGCGTGTTCGACATGGACGGCCTGGAACGTGCTGCCCTGCGCCGCGCAATGGGCTTCGACTTCGATATCACGTTCGCCCCCAGCAAGATATTCGTCAGTGCCCGCGACCATAAGAAGCTGCGCGTTCACGTCAAGCTCACAGACGGCGACGTCGACGCCAATGGCGACATCATCCCCGGCAAGGTCGAAAGCCGCTTAGCCGACGCCTGCGTGCGCCTCAAAGCTAAGTTCGATGAGAGGCAGCTTGCGTAATGTACGGCGAGAAAACCACCACGCACGTCGACGACACCGGCATCGCCACGGCACTCGTCGAGAAGTTCATCGCTGGTAAGGTTGCCAAGACGTTCGTGCGCCAGAGCGAAACCGTCCACGTCGCCAACGATAGCGAAGCACTGGCCGAACTGCTCAAGCTCATGGACCGTCAAAAGGCTGGCGAAATCCACAGCATCACGTTCGAGTGTGTGCCCGACGACCGCGATGAGCGGCGCATCCACCGCGTAAAAATGTCATGGATTTGTACGACAACATAAGCGTGTTATAGTAACTGTAAATCCGGCCAACTCCATAACGAGAAGCCTACACAAAACCTTATAAGGGGTAACGAGTGGCTTCATCGACATCGGCAACAGCGCCGACCAAAAAACTAGCAAAGACTGCCGAGGATAACCCGGCTGGCGACCTGCCAGCAACGACCTCGTCCGACAAGACCGACAAAGCTAAAAACCCGTTCCTGACATCCGACCAAGCGCGGGATGCCTACGAGGACGCCTGGAAATGGTACCGCGTCTACATGAACCCGCTCGACGAGCTCGAACGTATCGCCCGCAACCGGCCCAGCCCGACCATCGACCCGAGCCTGCCGCGCATCACGGACGGCACCACGGCTGGCATTATCCTGGAAACACCCAAGCGCGTGTTCGAGCAAGTCCCAACCGGCCACGTCATTAACAAGGATGCCCCCGAACTCGCCCCGATTGCTGACACTATCCTGCGCGAAAAGCTCTTATTCCTGTACAACCGCCAGGGCAACCTGCTCCAAAAGACCTGGAACATGATAGGCAAGTCGATGACCTACGGCGTAGCCAGCTCGTACACCTTTTTCACGAGCACCAACGGCAAAATGCACACCGATTTCATCCTGCCCTATGCCAAAGACAGCTTCGCCGAAAAGGGCAAAGTCTATCAGCCCGACAGCAACTTCCGCTTCCTGCGCAGCTGGTACACCAAGCGTGACATCAAGGCCATAATCGACCGCGAACAGCGCCTGGAAAAGACCCTCAAGGGCTACAAGACGCCCTACGACCTGCCAAAGATGGCCGACTGGATGGAATCAGGCCCGCAACAGAAGCCCGTATACCTCATGACCCCGGCCGAAAAGGAAAAAGGCGGCGATACCGGCGGTTACGAGATGATTCACGTCTTTCAAAAGGGCGTCGGCGCCAATTTCTTCGGTTTCGCGCCCCGATTCGCCGAGGGACAGAACTTATACGTCAAACCCAACCCCGACCCGCGCGGTGCAATGCCTATAGATGACCTGTATTGCAACATCGACCTGTCAAACCCGATGGGACGCGGCCAGGTTGAGCTTTGCGGCGGCTTGCAGAACCTGATGGACCAGCAAATGCAGCTGTACCAGTTCATGAGCACCATCATGCAAGGCCCACCGCTCCAAACTTGGGGCAACGTCAACAAAGCCACGCTGAAATACCGCCCGAATGCCATCTGGGACA